TAAAAGGTTGGTTTTAATTTGTTTAGGTTGGTTGGGGGCATTACCAGCAGATGATACCATTGACCAGATATGGATCGTGAGCGTGCTCGAGAGCCTTTGTGTAATCTCCTCCGAATCGGTGATTTAACACGTAACGGGCAGTGCTGAGGGCCTGCAGGTCAGTGATTGTGGGGTCTATGGTGCGCATGATGGATGCGATGGTTTGGATTTGTTGCTTAGTGCTGAGTTGCATAGGTTTATGGGGTTTTTGTCTCGCTTGCACGTTGCAAGCTTGGTGCAAGGTTGGTGCAAAAGGGGTGTGATGGCAAGTGGGATTATGCGAAAATGTTTCGCGTGGGGTGGGGAGGGTAACTTGTGACAAGCTCGCTGTTGTGCGGATGGTTTGGCATGAGTGGATGCACGGTTGCAAACCTGACCCATCACGGGCGGGCAAAGGGTACGCCAAACAAGACGACAACGGCCCTTAAAGAGGCTATCCTGCTATCGTTTGAGCGATTGGGTGGAGCTGCCTATCTGGAGCAGGTTGGCAGGGCTGATCCAAAGACGTATTGTACGCTCCTGGCAAAAATCCTCCCCCGCAATGGCATCACAACAGACCAGTCGGCGGGGGTTGCTCAGCTCTCAGACGCTGAGATACGCTCCCGCGTCGCTCTCATGCTCCGAGAGGGGCTCTCGGTCGAGGCGGTCTCCACGGGGGATAGCATTGAGGCTGAGGCAGTCACCATTAAACAAGGCAAACTATAAACAAGCCAAGCAATCAAACAACTTCCAGTACGATTCAAGAGTGGAATCCTACTGGATTCAACGTTATCTTAAACTCTATCCAATAAATACCTAAAACCCCCTAGGCATTAGTGGGGACTTACAGCGGAGACGGCGGCGTCTACGCGAATGTCGCTCTTAGACCGTGAAAGAACTCAGCCCAGAAGAAAAAGCCGAACTCGTCCTCTGCCTTGAGGAGCTCCAGCGCCGTAAGCGCGAGCGCCGTTTACTCGGTTACTACCCAGACACCGGACCCCTCAGGCGGGAGCTCTACAAGAAGCACCTAGCCTTCTTCGAGGCGGGGGCGCGGTACAAGGAGCGCCTGATGATGGCAGCCAACCGCGTCGGTAAGACGGAAGGCATCGGCGGCTTCGAGATGGCGTTGCACCTCACGGGCCGGTACCCCTCATGGTGGCGCGGTCGCCGGTTCGACCGTCCCATCTCGGCGTGGGCGGCAGGGGACACCGGTAAGACCTCACGGGACATCTTGCAGACGAAGCTGCTGGGCCCTGCGGGCGCTCACGGCACCGGTCTCATCCCGAAGGAGGACATCCTGCGAACCAGCGCGAAGGCAGGCATCGCTGACGCGGTAGAGATCATCATCGTCCGGCACGCCTCCGGCGGCGAGTCGCGGTTAACGCTCAAGAGCTACGACCAGCGTCGTGAGAGCTTTCAGGGGACGGAGCAGGACATCATCTGGCTGGACGAGGAGCCGCCGTTGGACATCTACACGGAGTCGCTGCTGCGAACGATGACGAACGACGGTATGGTGATGCTCACGTTTACGCCGCTCTTGGGGATGTCGGAGACGGTGATGGCGTTCTTGAAGGACGGTGAGGTCGCGGAGCGGGCGGAGGGGACGAAGTACGTTGGGATGGCGACGTGGGACGACGTGCCGCACTTGAGTGCGAAGCAGAAGGAGGACTTGTGGTCGAGCATCCCGCCTTTCCAGAGGGACGCACGGTCGAAGGGCGTGCCGCAGTTGGGGGCGGGGGCGATTTATCCGGTACCGGAGAGCGAGCTTGTGGTACCGGACTTTGAAGTGCCGGTGCACTGGCCGCGGGTGTTTGGGATGGACGTTGGGTGGAACAAAACAGCGGCGGTGTTTGGCGCGTTAGACCAGCAGAGCGACACGTTGTACCTGTACTCGGAGCACTACCGTGGGCAAGCGGAGCCAGCGATCCACGCGGAGGCGATTAACGCGCGTGGGCGCGGTATCCCTGGGGTGATTGACCCCGCCTCCCGTGGAAGAACGCAGGTGGACGGGCAGCAGTTGTTTGTGCGTTACCGGCAGATGGGGCTGGACTTGACGGTGGCGAACAACGCGGTGGAGACGGGGATTTACGATGTGTGGCAGCGGATGTCTACTGGGAGGCTGAAGGTGTTTAAAAGCATGACGAACTGGGTGGCGGAGTTCCGATTGTACCGGCGGGATGACAAGGGCCGGGTTGTGAAGGAGAACGACCACTTGATGGATGCGACGCGGTACTTGGTGGTGAGCGGGCTGAATCGAGCGGCCTTGAGCTTAAAGAAGCGGATGCAGAAGATGATTGAAGTGATGCCGGTGATGAACTTCTTCTCGAAGAAGTAGATTCTCCAGCAATTGACACAAACCTTCAAACCCGCATGATGAGACTATGAAGAACGACCCGGTGAAAGTGCATTCGGAGGCTATTGCCGAGTTTGACCGTATCCAAGAGGTGCTCCGCAACGAGCGTTTGCAGTGCCTGCAAGACCGCCGGTTTTGTTCTATTCCGGGCGCGCAATGGGAGGGGCCGCTTTCTGAGCAGTACGAGAACCGGCCACGGTTTGAGGTGAACAAGACGCAGTTGGCGGTAATGCGGATTATCAACGACTACCGCTCGAACCGTATCACGGTGGAGTATGTGCCCCGCGAGAAGGAGTACGAGAGCTTGGCGGAGACGTGCAACGGTCTGTTTCGAGCGACGGAAGTGGATTCGAGTGCTGAAGAGGCGTATGACAACGCGTTTGAGGAGGCGGTGACGGGCGGGTTTGGGGCGTTGCGTTTGCGCAACGAGTACGAGGACGAGTACGACGGTGAGTCGGACGAGCAGAAGATTTGCATTGAGCCGATTTACGATGCGGACTCATCGGTGTACTTCGACTTGAATGCGAAGCGGCAGGACAAAGCGGACGCGAAGCGGTGTTTTGTGATTACGGCGATGACCAAGGAGGACTACGAGGCGGAGTGGGGGGATGATCCGGCGACATGGCCGAAGGAGATTACGCGCACGCAGTTCGACTGGGAGACGCCGGATGTGGTGTATGTGGCGGAGTACTACCGCGTGGAGGAGACGGCCGACTACATGGTGACGTTTGAAGGGCTCACGGGGGACGAGGAGAAGGAGCTCTTGTCGGTCTTGAAAGAGGGCAAGATGGAAGAGATGGAGGCGCTTGGCTATAAGGAAGTTAAGCGCAAGAAGATTAAGCAGAAGAAGGTGCACAAGTGGATTATGTCTGGCGGCAAGGTGCTCGAGGACTGTGGGTACATTGCGGGGCGGTGCATCCCGATTGTGCCGGTGTACGGCAAGCGCTGGTTTGTGGACAACGTGGAGCGGTGTATGGGGCACGTTCGGCTTGCGAAAGACATGCAGCGCCTAAAGAACATGCAGCTCTCCAAGCTCGCAGAGATTTCGGCGCTCTCGTCGATGGAGAAGCCTATTTTCATGCCTGAGCAGGTGGCTGGGCATCAGGTGATGTGGGCGGAAGACAACCTTAAGAACTATCCGTACTTGCTGGTGAACGGGATTACGGACGCGCAAGGCGCGGTGCAACCGGCGCCTCCGGTAGCGTACACAAAATCCCCGCAGGTTCCACCGGCGATGGCGGCGCTTTTGGGGGTGACAGACCTTGATATGCAGCAGCTCTTGGGCAGCCAAGGCAACGGGGACAAGATGGTCTCGCACGTTACCTCGAAGGCGGTGGACTTGGTGATGCAGCGGCTGGATATGCAGTCGTACATCTACGTGTCCAACATGGCCAAGGCCATTAAGCGCGTGGGCGAGATTTGGTTGTCCATGGCCAAAGACGTGTTCGTGGAAGATAAGCGCAAGATGAAGGTCGTTACCGCCAACGGCGAGCAAGACGAAGTTGAGCTCATGACACCGGTGATTGACCCTGAGTCGGGCGAGCTTGAGTACGACAACGACCTCTCGGAAGCCCAGTTCGATGTTGCGGTGGACGTTGGGCCATCGTCAACAACCAAGCGTCAGGCTACGGTGCAGGCGCTGCTCTCGATGATGGCGGTGACACAAGATCCGGAGACGATGAACGTGCTCTCGTCGATGGCGATGATGAACATGGAAGGCGAAGGGCTTGGGGACGTGCGCAACTACTTCCGCAAGAAGCTGCTTCGCATGGGGGCGGTTAAACCCACCGAGCAAGAGGCCCAGGAGCTCCTTGCAGAGCAGCAGAACGCCCAGCCGGACGCACAGACGCAGTACTTCGCTGCGGAGGCGCAAAGGGCAAATGCGCTCGCGCAAAAGGCACAAGCTGACACGGTGCTTGTCATGGCCAAGGCCGAAGAGACACGGGCGAAGACTGAGGAGACGATTGCGAAGGCCGGCCAGATTGATCAGGACAAGGCGATGCAGTTAGCTGACAAGATTGAGAAGGACGTGCAGAAACTTGTAGCGCCGCCTGCAACATTTTAGTGGACAGATCCACTAACTAAGAAAAAATGGAGAACACAAACACGGCAGTAGATGCTGACGTGACCTTGAATGAGGAGGAAGTTCCCGCAACTGAGGCTGTGGCTGAAGACACCGGTAAGACGGTGGAAGCAGAGCCAGCTGAGGGCGGTAAAACGGAAGCCTCGGAAGAGATTGATGTCAGCATCGGGGATTCGCCAACCCAGAAAGAGGACGCAGAGAAGGCACCTGAATGGGTGCGTGAAGTGCGTAAAACCAATCGGGAGCTGCACCGCAAGAATCGGGAGCTAGAGGAGAAGCTGAAGGCAATATCGGCAACTGAGAACAATCCGGTTGACCCTGGGCCAAAGCCGACACTGGAAGGCGCTGATTACGACACGGAGAAGTACGAGGCCAAGCTGGCTGAGTGGTTTGATCGGAAACGAAAAGCCGCTGAAATCCAGTCCAAGGCCGAGGAAGAGCAGAAAGCCCAACAGGCTGAGTGGCACAAGAAGCTTGAGAACTACGCGAAGTTAAAGACTGAGCTGAAGGTTCAAGACTACGAAGATGCCGAAGCCTCGGTGCAAGAGGTGCTTAACACCACGCAGCAGGG